AAGGTAGCAGCGTGAGTTGTTGCTTGTTTCAGGATGGCCGTGAAACTCGACCCGCACTAACTGTTAGCTTTCGCTTGGAGCGAGGCGGTCAGTTTGAAAGCGGATTCCAATTTTCCTATACCTAGATGTAATCCTGTTGAATACAAGACTGAAATTTATTGTTATTTATGCGTTCGCCGTGGCTGTAGCGGCTTCGGTTATTTATTTATTATTCTTCAATTCGGAATTTCCGTTAATGGGCCAATAAAATGGACAATAGAAAGTTTCAATCAGCGGCCAGCGCCACGCCGCCCACAGCGCCGGCATCGCCTAGCAGCGGCTATCCGACCAACGGGAACCCCGGCACGGGAACCCCGGCGACGCTGCCCGGCGAGTTCTGGTTTCATAAAATTGGCGAGGAACTGCGGGCGGTTATTACTGGTGCGGGGATTACGAATTCTGATGCTGATTTAGCGCAATTGTTGGCCGCCATAAAATATCATGCGATTAACGAGCAGAAATTAACTCATCAAATTTTTACCACCGGCTCGGCAACCTACACGCCGACAGCCGGAACCAATAAGGTTCTGGTTGAGGTGATCGGCGGCGGTGGCGCCGGTGGCGGTGCGCCTGCGACGAGTTCAGTTCAGTTTTCAGTGGGCGGCGGCGGCGGTTCTGGCGCTTATGCAAAAAAATTAATCACCTCGGCTTTTAGCGGTGTAACCGTCACAGTCGGCGCAGGGGGTACAGCGAATAGCGGGGCTAGTGGCGGAAACGGCGGGACTTCCTCGTTCGGTGCGCTTGTATCGGCAGCAGGGGGAGGAGGAGGAATAAGCGCCGGGCCATCGGGTAACATTTTCAACGCCTCAGGAGGAGGAGGCGGAACGTTACCCACGACAGGCGATATTAATGCCGGAGGATCATCGGCCACATGTGGCATGGTAAATTATGCGGCGGGTATCGCACTGGGGGGGACGGGAGGCTCATCAACATTAGGCGGCTCTGGGTTTGGCTCAGCAAACTCCGTTGGCGGACTTGGACAAGCGCCTGGTGCGGGTGGTGGCGGCTCTTCAAACAACATCTCAAATGGCGCCAGTATCGGTGGGGCAGGCGCCAAGGGAATAGTTATTGTCTGGGAAATGTCTTAGAAGCTTCGCAGTTATCCACAAAATCTGTGGATAACTGCCATTTTTTTGCACTTTTTTTAGTCCAATTTTTTGATAAAATTGGGATTTTGTTAGATTGGCTAATTTTTAGCCAGTTAGTTCCCACCAACCCACCCCGCCCATGTAGAGACGCAATATTTTGCGTCTCTACACCTCAAAAAAAATTAAGTAATACCAAGACACCAGAAAACATATAACGCGTCGCTAACAGGCTGTTTTGCGGTTTTTTGCGTGGTTTATTTTATAGTTTCCTGATTATCAACAATCCACAACGGCCTGCAAAGCCATCTACGGCGGTTCGATTCCGCCCGCAGCCTTTAGGCATTATTTCAATTCCAGGTGAGATTCAACCTGTGTCAATACATCGCCATGTAAGCCATCTGCTTTAGCTTTTGGTGCCATGGCAGTCAGCACTGGAACAAGCACAATCAATATAAAACTAATAATTAATAATAATTGTGGGACGTTTTTTTCAGTTTCCAAACCATGCGCTTTTTTAATCTTGTTGCGCTCTTGTTTATGTATTTTGGTAGATTTCAGTGGGTTCATTTTTTAATTTTTACCATTAAATAAGAATTATTCTCATCTTCTTCTTTTGATTAAAGAAAGACTAAAGAAAGACTAGCAAAAAAATGTCGATCTCTGTAAGCCTTGGCGTTCGTGGCCTGTAGAGATTTTTTTTTTTAAAAAAATACCTGAGAACACGATAGTTTGATACCTGAGAACACGATAGTTTTATACCTGAGAACACGATAGCAATACCTGAGAACACGATAGTAAATACCTGAGAACACGATAGTAAATACCTGAGAACACGATAGTCATTTTTTATTAACGATGACTAAATCACCATCGAAATTATGGTCTTCCAGGAAGTTTATTTTTTTTAATTCATCCAATGCGATCTTTAAGTTTTGTTTGAATTTTGCTAAACTTTTGATCTTGCTGCCAGACAGTTTATGCAGAGTTTCAATTTTTATCGGATACGGTTTATCATGGCTGCTATAAAATCCATGTAAATACTGTGCGAGTTGACTTTTCCTAAATACCAGGCGTTCATCCCAATCAATCCATGTGTGTTGCTTGTAGAGATTAATTAATTGCCGGTTAAGCTGTAAAACATAACGCTGGGTTTCTTTGTCGCGCGTGCCTTGCAGGATCATCGCGCCGAAATATTGCCCGGCATTGATGTTAAGGTGACAAACAGCCAAACGTGTAATGCCTTCATAAAGCCGGTTATATTCATCAGCTCCAGTACCCAATTCCAAAGCTTTTAAAATCTCATAGGCAGTAAATTCACAAATATCCCCCAAGGGGCTTTTCCTGCATAAATGCACCAACGTTTCCCAGAGTGTTAAATCTTCCTGATTTAATACATAGCCGTCATATTTGATAGTTATGCCGGACTGACTTTCTACAAATTCCAATACCAACCGTTCACGTATTGCCGTGCTTTTTATAGCAGGAAATAAAGCAGATCGTAGAAAGCTGTTTGGCGTTCCACGTTTTTTATCAGGCCATTCAGGGAGCATAATTTCTTTTAACTCATTCTTTTCTTTGGCTATCTGTTGTAATTTGGCAAGTTTTTTAGTTGTTTTGTCTATTTCGTCGGTCATTAGTAATGAAATATTATCTATACGCATTGGAATCCGCTTTCAAACTGACCGCCTCGCTCCAAGCGAAAGCTAACAGTTAGTGCGGGTCGAGTTTCACGGCCATCCTGAAACAAGCAACAACTCACGCTGCTACCTTCTCTGGTTGATATATGGCTCCACTCATGGCTAACCCAGCCATTTTTATATTTATGGCTGCATTCAAATCCCTATCAAGAGACAATCCGCAACCACATTCATAAACTCTTTCGCTCAATTTCATAGGCTTTATTTCGCCACAACTTGAGCACGTCTTGGTACTCGGAAACCAGCGACTAATTTTAACCACTTCTTTTCCGTACCATTGCGCCTTGTATTCAATCTGCCGGTTTAGCTCGAATATACCCACATCTGCAACCGCTTTTGATAACTTGCGATTCTTCAACATGCCGGATACATTCAAATCCTCAACACAGATAACATCATTTTCACTCACAAGTTTAGTCGTGAGCTTGTGCAAGAAATCCTTCCGAGAGTTGGTTATCGTCTCATGAATCCTCGCTACAACAATCCGTTGCTTCTTCCATCCGTTACTACCTTTCTTTTTCCTGCTTAAAACCCGTTGCGCCTTCTTGAGCCTACGCTGGTAATAATACGTATACTTCGGTGCGCCTGAGTGAAATCCATCACTGGTTACAACTACGTCCTTTATGCCGACATCAATACCGACAACCTTTCCAGTCATTGGCATTAAGCCCTGCTCAACCTCGCACATGAAACCGACAAAATACTTGCCACTGGCAGACTTGCTAACCGTAACCATCTTGGGTATTCCACCGGGTACTTGTGACCATTTCACTTTCAATTCGCCAAGTTTAGGCAACTTCAGCAACTCACCAGCACGAAAATTATTCAGTACAATCCGTTGATCCAGTTGATACCTGATACTTTGTGCATGGCTCTTTTTCTTGAACTTTGGGAACTTTGCCCGGCCCTTAAAAAAGTTATCGAACGCCTTATCCTGGTCAATCAGTTTTTGGTTCAACACACCGGCTGTTGCATCACACAACCACGGATATTCTGTTTTCTTGTACTGGGTAATATGTCGGCTCAAATCGTTTGAGTTCAGGCTAACATCCCAGTTTTTATAGGCATAATCCCTCTCAATCAATCCACGATTCCAGACAAACCGCGCACAACCGAACTCGATAGCCAGTTGTGCAGCTTGTGCTTTTGTTGGTTCAAACTTGAATTTATAGGCTTTCATGATTTTCATGTGTATAATATAGCACAGTAAAACACACATGCACAGTAAATTACACATGAAATCAAAAATAAAAACAGTCCGATTCCAGATTGTATTACCCGAATACCTGAAAATAGAGCTTGTTAAAGCCTCTGAAAATCTAGGTGTGTCTATGTCCGAATACATAAAAGATGCGCTTAAAGAAAAATTAAAGCAGAAAGCGGATGCCATTTAAATCGGCCCTCGCGTTCCGCGCTCCACTTCGTTACGCGACTCCACTGGGGGGTCGCGCTCATCCATGATCGCTTCCGAAGTGCGGGCCTACCTTGAATCATTCGGAGGTGTGCAATAACTTCCCGTTTTTTGGTTCGTTTTCGTTTTCGTTTTTGGGTTCGGCGGGTTCGTTTTCGTCTTCCAGATCTTCAGCATCGGACTCTTCAACCATGTTGAGCGGCCGTAAAGGCTCGTCCAGGCCGTCCAGTGGGTCCATGTTTTCGGCTTCCCTGGCTTCATTACGACTCATCCAGCCAGTTAGTATTGAGCTTTGGTAAAAAGCCGCGCGGGACTTGGAGTCGCCCCGCAGCAGACGGGCAAAATCGAATTCAAGGAATAAATCGCCGTCTTCTTCCGGCAACAATTCCGCTTCGATGGACGCCTCCCAGCGTTCCGCCCAAGGGGCCATGGTGTAGGTGACGAATTCCAGCCCTTGAAATTCAATATTATTGTTCGTTGATCTTTCGAGGTGGCCAATGCGATGCGGGGGCACGCGAAACAGGCGTGCAATGTCTTCAACGCTGAATTTTCGGCTTTCAAGGAATTGCGCATCGGTGTTGTTAATGCCTATTTCGTGGTATTGCATGCCCTGATCGAGTACGGCAGTTTTGCCGCGATTGCCACCGGCTTGCATTTCCTGCCAGGTTTCACGAAATATTTTACGGGCTTCGCGGTCTTTGAACGAGCCGGGGAATTCTATCCAGCCACCGGCGGGCTTGGCGTCGTTGGCAAAGAACTTGCCACCGTAGTTTTGCGCCGATATGGCCATGCCAACGGCATCACGCGCCAGTTCTATCGGGCTGTAACCCCGATAAATGTCAGGTGAAAGGCCTTTCAGGTGCCAGATTTCGCCACGGGCAAAAATATCTTCGGTGCCGTCGCGGTTTTTGACTTTGTAGTTGTAATCGCCTTTGGCGTCAATCTGTATGCTGATGGCATCCGGATTAATCGGCAATAATTCGGTTATTTGGCCGCGAAAATTCGCGATGACGCGGTTATAAGCGTTACCCCTTAGTGCAAGGTGCCCTTGCATCATTTCGCGCCATTCAAAGGCGTTTTGGTAACGATTTGGGCGTTTGGCCAGTAAATTATAGAGCCAATGGTTGGTAATTTGCTTTTTTTTGCGGCCATTGCGCTGGTAAAGCACCGGCGGCAAGATCGCAAACGACTCAGACAGCACGGCGACACAGGCAAAAACGGCGGTAACACGCATCGCGGTGTCGGCGGTGACGCGAACGCCTGACAAACTATTGACGCCAACGGGCTCAAACCACCAATCTGACCAGGGCGAGCGATCTTCGGAGGCGCTAAATCCTGTTAAAAACATTAATTTACCGATTCCGTAGTCTGATGGCGATGGCTAGCGTGATCATATTCAGCGCGATGAGAACCCCGCCGCTGATGATCAAGCCTAAATCAATGCCGTACAACCGAATAGAGCCGGTCAGGATGAGCACCAGGCCGAGCAGATTGGTAAGGTTGTAGGCGAGTAGATTCAATTCAGCACACTAAAAGTTCGTAGTCGGAGCCGATAACAATGGTGGGGTTTATAGTCATCGCTCTAGCCAACGCCATCAGCAATGCCGAAGCGCCGTCGATTTTGCTGTCGTTATCTGCTTTATCCGGCATTTTGTTACCCCCTTTGTACTCGTGAACAATAACATTTCCTATGCACCACGCCATCACCGGGTTGCCATCATGGTGAATACGCCCGGAATCTATCGCAGCTTCTAGTTCGTTAATGGGCAACGTATAAGTCGATCCGTGCTGTGGCATCGATACCGGTAGCAATCCCGAATCGGCCAATTCATGTGATATTTGTATAGCGCCATGCGGATCGTGCGGAACTTCTTCGATGGAAAACTGATGGCTGTCTTCGATTACGTCATCTCGTATCATGCCGAAATCCATTTCGTTGCCCGTACAGATCTGGATATAGCCGTCATTTAGCCATTGGCTGTACAAGGTGGCCAGAGTTTCATTATCCTGCAAAGTGATGGTTTCCTCCGGCAGATAAAACCGAGTGAACACATAGTAATGAATCAGGCCCTCGATGCTTTTCTTAAAAACTATTACCTTGGCGCTCAGGTCGCGTTTTTTTGCCAAGTCCAGGCCAATCCAGCAGGTTTCACCGAGAAAATCGTTGATGTTTAGGTTAAGATCGTGGCATTGTTGCCAGTTTAATGCGTTGAAATAGGCGTTTTTCGCATAGCACCAGACGTTTAAATGTTTGGATTTGAATGAGTTTTGCTTGTTGGTTTTTTTCTTAGCTAGGTTTTGTTGCGCTTTTATGAAATCAGGCCCGATTGACACGCCATAATTCGGGTTGGCCTTGATCAACATCTGCTCGTCTGCCCAATCATCGCCGTCATCCAGTCCGTAGATTACTGTAAACAGTTCCGGCCAGTCCATGACGCCATCCAGCACGCGGACAGCATCTTTGTGCATGTCGTAACAGGGTGAGAACAGATTTTCCCCGGCCGTGGTTATCACCAACATGAGAGGCTGTTGTCTAGCGCCCATGCCGGTAACCATGGTGTCGTACAATGCGGTCGAGTCATGCTCATGATATTCATCGACGATGGCACAGGATGGGCTTGCGCCATCGCCTGGCTTGCCAATGACCGGCTCGAATTTTGAACCATCCAAGCAGTTTATTGACTTAGCTTTGGATATGATCCGGTAAGCGCTTTTAAGTTTTGGCGTCCGTTTCACCATGTTAAGCGCCGGGGTGAAAACCTCATCAGCCTGTTTGAGCGTGCCCGCGCCGCAATAGACTTCCGCCCCTATCTCGCCATCAGAGGTCAGCATGTACAAGCCAATCGCGGCGGCGATCACTGACTTGCCATTTTTTCTGGGAATTTCTATGTAGGCTGTTGTAAAACGTCTGAACCCTGTGCCTTTTCGTGTCCATCCGAATAGATTGGCAATAATGAATTTCTGCCAGGGTCTTAATTGCAGCAGGCTGTTCTTGCCTATTTTTGCGGCGAAATGGCCTTTGACGTGCGGCAACAACTCGATAAAGGCAATGACCTTCCAGGCTTTTGCAAAATCGAATTGATACGGATAATCCGGTTCGCTATTGCTTGCATGGTAATCGGATAAGAACCGTCTACAGGCTGCTATCTCGGTTTTTGCCGCCAACTTTTTGCCATCAAGGACGGCGTTTGAATAATCCAGAATTTCAACAAACCAACCGGAAGAGTGATTAAATGGCTCATTCATTAACTCGGCGCTGGATGTTTAAAAAGGGGTTGTCGTTAATCAAGTCCATTTGCACGGCATCAAATTGATGCTCGGTGGCCGGCGATAAGCCGAAATCGCCTACATAAGTCCGTAGCATCCTTCTGTTCTCGTTGAACTGGCCAACTTCAGGGCGGTTCTTTATCTGCGAACCATAGCGCGATTCCACCTCGTAGGTCTCGCCATTTTCGCGCAAAAATTTAGCCAGTTTCGCCAGGGTGACGACGACGCGGCAATACTCAACCAAGGAATCTATATACCACGGCCGCAGCCGATTCAGCATTGCCAATAATGGCGTCATCCGGTCCCAGATAACCAGCTCGTCCGCATAAAGCATAGACTCTGGGCGCAGCTCGTCAGCCATTGCATAGTGATCATTTGTGGGATTATCGAAAAAAAGATACGTGCTTTTTGATGAAATACTCTTCCTTGCCATCTTTATCTCCTGGATCTTTTTGTATTTTAAACAAATTCGTTAAAAATTTAGCTGGGCGAACGGTCACAGGGCTAAAGGCG